AACAGCGGCGACTACCTCTGGCAGCCCTCGGTGGTGGCGAACACCCCGGACACGATCCTGGGCAAGCCCGTGCACACCTCGGCATTCATGCCGACCCTTGCCGCCGGGAACAAGACGATCCTGTTCGGCGACCTCTCCTACTACTGGATCGCGGACCGGGAGGGCCGCAGCTTCAAGCGCCTGAACGAGCTCTACGCCGCCACCGGGCAGGTGGGGTTCCTGGCCTCCGAGCGCGTGGACGGAAAGCTGGTGCTGGCCGAAGCCGTGCAGGTGCTCCAGCAGAAATCCGCCTGACGGACGGCTTCGCAGGGGAGGAAACATCCATGAATGACTACCAAACCCGGAACTACACCGCCCACGGCGGGCGGGAAACCGTCATCGGGGGAAAGCTGACCTTTCTCCCCGGCGCGGTGGTGGAGGGGTTTCCCGAAGCCATCGCGCTGCCCAAGGCGCCCGCCCGGCCGGACAGCGAGGCGTCCACCGTGGCCGCGCTGCGCGAGGACTTTAATGCCCTGCTGCGCGGCCTGCGGGACGCCGGGCTCATGGACAGGGGCGACGAGGGGGCGGTCGGCTCATGATCGTCACCGTGCCCGAACTCAAGGCGCACCTGCGCATCCAGCACGACGAGGAGGACGCGCTGCTCGAATCCCTGCTTTTGCAGGCGCAGGCCGCCGCCGAGGAATTTTGCCGCGTGTCCTTTGACGGAGACGCGCCGCAGTCCGCGCGGCTGGCGGTGCTGCTCATGGCGTCGTACTTCTACGAGTGCCGCGACGGCAGCGACAAGCCGGGCTATCACGTCATGACGGCGGCGTTCCGGGCGCTTCTGTACCCGCACCGCGCCGCCGAGCAGATGTTTTAAAGGGGGAAATGTATGGATCGCGCATTGCCGCACCCGGGTCAGCTGCGGCATAAAGTCGAGATCGGGCGCACGGTAAACGCCGTCAACGAGAACGGATACCCGGAAAAGAGAGATGAAATCCTCTGCCGGGTCTGGGCCGCCGCCGAGGACGATGCCTCCCGGTACACCTTTGCCGGTCAGGCGGAAACCGCCGAGCGGGGGCTGTGCTTTGCCATCCGCTGGCGCGGGGACGTGGAGCCGGGCATGTGGGTGCTGTGGCGGGGCGAAAAGCGCACCATTACCAAGCTGGGCGAGTACGATTTTAAGCGCCGGTATCTCAAGCTGACCACCGTCGCCCCAAAGGCGGTGGGCGGATGAAGCGGGTGCAGGACGCGCTGGCGCCCACCGGCATCCCCGCCTTTGCCGGGGCGTGGAAGCCCACCGAGGCCCAGCCCTCCGCCCCGGCGCAGTACCTGGTGTACACCACGCTCACCGCGGAGGACGAGCACTGGGACGATCTGCTCCGCCGCTATCGCGTGTACGTCTACCTGAACCTGTGGAGCGAGGGCGACCCCACCGCCGTCATATCCGCCGTCCGCGCGGCCATGCGCCGGGGCGGCTTTGCGCTGGTGGAGGAATCGGACGACTACGACGCCGACGCGCGCCGCACCCGCGTTTCCTGGACGTGGGTGATACGAACGGAGGAAGAACCGTGAGCATGACCATCCGGGGCGGCGAAAACTTGCGCGGGGATCTTTCGCGCCTTTCCCGGGCGCTCGGCGAAAACGGCGCGGAAACCGGCCGGATGCTGGAAGCCGCCGCCCAGCCGGTGCTGGAGCAGATGATTCATAACGCCGGCACCGACCCGCGCCCGCGCTCGGGCAGGCTCAAAAGCGCGATCAGGATCAGGCGGGCGGCCCGCGGCGCGCGGGTGACGGTGGGCGTGCACCGAACCGAGGGCGGTGCGGCCTATGCCGTCCCGGTGGAGTTCGGCCACGGCGGCCCCGCGCCCGCGCCGCCCCATCCCTTTGTGCGCCCGGCCTTTGACGCCCGGGCGGACGACGCCTACGCGCTTCTCAAGCAGCAATTAAACGACGCCCTCGGTCTGCGGGGGCTGTAAAAGGAGGAACCGGAAATGTCCACAACCGCCGCCGCGCCCGCCGTGTCCAGCACGGTGGGGCTGAAAAACCTGGTGATCGCGCCGCTTCTGACCGACACCGAGGAGGAAACGACCTACGGCGAACTGCAAAAGGTCGCCGGTGCCATGGAGGCGTCCATCACCCCGGAGAACGCGGATCCGGAGGTGCAGTACTACGACGACGCCGAGGGGGACGTATTGTACCCCGACCCCGAGCTCACCTTCAAGACCAAGCTGGCGGACCTGCCGCTGACCATCCAGGAGATGCTCTTCGGCAACGCCATCGACGACAACGGCGTGCTGGTGCGCGCCGCCCAGGACAAGCCCGGCTACTACGCCGTGGGCTTCATGTCGGAGAAGTCCAACGGCAGGTTCCGCTATGTGTGGCTGTACAAGGTGCGCGCCAAGCCGGCCGCGGAGAACTACCAGACCAAGGAAGGCAAGACCATCACCCGGCAGACGGGCGAGGTGGAGTGGACGGCCATCAAGCGCATCAGCGACGGGCGCTACCAGGCTGTGGCCGACGAGGGCGAGAACGGCTTTGACGCCGCCAAGGCCGCCGTATTCCTGGACAGCGTCTACGAGCCGGCCTTTGCCTCGCAGGAGTAAGCACTGCCGACACACGCCCGCCGCTGACAAAAACAACGGCGGGCTTTGCATCATAGGGGGAACGCATATGATCACCTGCACCCTGGGAGAGAAGAAGTACGCGGTCGATTTCATCACCGGCCGCGCCTTGCGCGAGATGGAGCCCGCCTCGAAGATGTACGCGAAGGTCGTGCAGCTCGCGCAGGCGGCCGCAACCGGCAAGGACATCCCCGACGGGGACAAGTTTACCATCCCCGAGGCGATGGATACGCTCATCCGATGGTTCTGCCTCCTGTTCAAAAACCAGTTCACCCCGGACGAGATGCTCGACAACTACCCCGCGGACCAACTCATGCACGACGTCGCGTTCGCGCTCATGGCCGTGCAGACGCAGACGACGAGCGTGCTGTCCGAGTTCCCTATGAAGGCAGCGCCGGAGACGACGGAGACGACGGCGTCCTGACGCTGCCTGACTACATCTACTCGACCTTCAACGCCCTGCTCGAGGCCGGATGGCGCATGAACGAGATCGACGACATGGACATGCTCGGATTCCTGAAGCTGCGGGCCTGGAAAGCAGCGCGGGATCGTAAAAATGGGACGCCCCAAAGGGCTTACATCGATCAGGTGTGGCCCGGGCTTCAATAGGAGCCACCCTTCAAAGAAACAGCGCGCGCATGTAGTCCTGCAGTGTGTGCAGAACGCGTACTATTTCCACTTTGTCTCCGTCGTACAGATAGAAGATCCGGTAGTTTTCGCAGACCAGAAATCGGAATTCCGTATGCACACTGAGAATGGCATCCAGCGGCTTGCCGCGCTCTGGCATCTCCGTAAGCCCCTCAATGTGCCCCCGCAGTTCGCGGATGATTCGGCGCGCGGCGTCCGGGTTGGAAAGGTCTTCCCGAATATACGTGCGGATGGCCGTGAGGTCATTGCGCGCGGCCTTGGAGACATAAACGGCCGCCACGGTCAGTCTTCCAGCCCGGAAAAGGCTTCCGCGGTGGTGAGCCCACCCTCCGTGCGGAGGGAATCGACGCCCTTCGCAAGTTCGGTCAGCAGGCGGATGGTCGCTATCTGTTTTTCGTAATCGGCCATGCTCTGCACGACGTATTTCCCCCGGCCGTTTTTCGTGAGGTAAACCGGCGCGCCGTCGTCACACTGACTCAGGACTTCGCCGTAGTTTTTCAGATCGGAAACAGGTAGGATATTCGGCATGAGATCATCTCCCCTCGGCAGAAGTATACCATGATTTGACCCGGAATACAATGGCATATTTTGCGCCCGATTCGTCGGGTGCACTTATTTTGTGCGGAAGGAGGCGGATTCTTTGAGCGAAGTTTTGCGCGATCTCGTCGTTTCCCTGTCCCTCAACAGCGACAACTTCTCCCGGAATCTGACCTCCATCAACCGACAGGTGGCGGAGGCGGAGAGCGAGTTCCGCCGCGCGGCCGCGGGCGTGGACGGCTTTGAAAAGACCGTCGCGGGGACGCGGGCGCAGCTTTCCGGCCTGACCCAAAAGCTCGCCGCGCAGAGAAACGCGGTCGCCCAGTACGAGCGCGCGCTGGAAGCCGCCAACACGAAGCTTTCCACGTCCGTTCGGAAAAACGGCGAACTCAAAGCGTCGCTGGACGCCGCAAAGTCGAAGTATTCCGCGCTCAAGACCCGGATCGACCAGACCAAGGCGGCCTATCAGGCCAGCGTGAAGGCGACCGGGGACAATTCGGAGGAGTCGAACCGTCTCGGGCTTGAACTGATTGCGCTGGAGGATCAGTACAAGGCGACGGGCGAGGAGATCAAAAAGCTGGACGGCCAGCTCGCCGCGAGCGGGCGCAGTCTTCAGAACAACGCCGACGCCGTGACGAAGGCCAGGACGGGGCTCAATCAGGCGCAGGCGGCGCTGAAGCAGACCGAGGCGCAGATCAAGTCCGCGAACGCGCGCCTTGCGACCCTGGAATCTGCCTGGACGAGCGCCGGGAACGCGCTGACCGCGTTCAGCAAGAAGGCGTCCGCCGCGTCCAAGACGCTGACCGCGACCGGGGCGGCCTTGACCCGTTACGGGACGCTGCCGATTCTGGCGCTGGGCACGGCGGCGGTCAAGGCGTCCGTGTCCTTTGAGAGCGCGTTTACCTCCGTCCGCAAGACGGTGGACGCGACCGAGGACGAATACGCGGCGCTTTCGGATTCCATCAAGCGGATGTCCACCGAGGTCGCCGCCTCCACCGAGAGCATCTCGGAGGTCATGGCGACCGCCGGGCAGTTGGGCATCCAAAACCAATACCTCGAATCGTTTACCCGCACGATGATCGACCTTGGGAACAGCACGGACATCGCCGCCGCGGACGGCGCGATCGCGCTCGCGCAGTTCGCCAACGTGACGAACATGGCGCAGAGCCAGTTCGGCAATTTCGGCTCCGCGCTTGTCGATCTCGGCAACAACTTCTCCACCACGGAATCGCAGATCCTGGACATGTCCACGCGTCTGGCCTCCGCGGGTTCGCAGGTGGGGCTCACGCAGCCGCAGATCCTCGGATTTGCCACGGCGCTCTCCTCCGTTGGATTGGAGGCGGAGGGCGGCGGCACCGCGTTCAGCAAGGCCATGATCCAGATGCAGGTCGCGGTCGAGACCGGCAGCAAGGCGCTCGACGACTTCGCGCACGTTTCGGGCATGACGAACAAGGCGTTCTCCGCGCTCTGGAAAACCGACCCCGCCGGCGCCATTCAGGCGTTCATTGTGGGCTTGTCGCGCATGGACGAGGAAGGGATTTCGGCGATCGCCACCCTGGAGGACATGGGGCTCTCGGAAGTGCGCCTGCGCGACACGCTTTTGCGCGCCACGAACGCGAGCGAGCTCTTTGCCGGCGCGCAGCAGACCGCCAACAGCGCGTGGAGCAAGAATACCGCGCTGTCCGCCGAGGCAAGCAAGCGGTACGCCACCACCGAGAGCAAGCTCAAGAACCTCAAGAACACCGCCGTCCTGTTCGCGCAGCAGATCGGCGACGATTTGAACCCAACCATCCAAGCCCTGATCGAGGGCGCGGGCGAGATGCTGGAAAAGTTCCGGGCGCTCGACGAGAGCCAGCGGCTCCAGATCATCAAGTACGCCGGGATCGCGGCGGCGGCGGGCCCGGCGCTCTCCCTCCTGGGCAAGGCGACCGGCGCGCTGGGCAAGGGCACGGCGGCGGTCGGGAAGTTCATGACCGCGGTCGGCAAGGCGGGCGGCGGATTCTCCGGGTTCATGTCCGTGGTCGGCAGCTCCCCCGTCGTCTGGCTCGCGGTCACGGCGGCGGTCGTCGCGGCCACGGCGGCGCTGGTCGATTACGTTTCGGGCGCCAAGCAGACCCGCGAGGCGATGGAGGGTATGAACGAAGTCGCCCGGGAGTGGGAGAACCACGTCGCCAACACGGTCTATGACAAGGGCGGGCTCTCCGACTTCGGGCTTACCGCGGAGGACTTCGCCGGCGACGGCACCGTCCGGAACATGGAGGCGTGGAAGGCCGGGCTGATCGCGGTCTGGACGGACGGGAAGAACGAAACCGCCGGGATTGTCAGGCAATGGGTGGATTCGTTCGCAGGTTTGAACGCCGGCATGATTGAAAGCCTGGAGGAGATGCGGGCCGCGGCCGAGCAGAATGGCGACGCCGGGATGTCCGACAGCATCCAAAAGGACATCGACGCGCTGAACGCCATGAATGAGGAAGTCGCGTCGCTCCTCAAAAAGCGCAGGAACGGCACCCTGACCGAGAAGGACAAGGTGCGGCTGGACGCGCTCATCGACGACCGCGAAGCGATTCAGATCAAGTATACCCTCACACCGGACACCGCCGGCACCGGCTACGATCAGATCATGGAGCAGATCGAGATCGAAAAGGCACGCGCGCAGGCGCGCGGCGAAAAGAGCGTCGATCCCGCCGTGTACGAGAAGGCGCTCACCGCCTCCGCGCAGGGGTATGCCGCCGTGACCGACGCCATCGACGAACGCTATGCCGCCGAGTACAAGCTCATCCGGCAGATGGAGGACGGCGAGGAAAAGACCAAGGCGCAGACGGCGCTTGATGCGCGGTATAACGCCGAGCGTCTGGCCGCCGCGCGGGACTACGCCGCCGCCCTGAAGGACCTCGTTCCGCCCGTGTGGAACACCGAGGGCATCCAGACCGTGGGCGGCCAGATGGACACCCTCTACTCGAAGTTCGCGCTGCTGTCCACGATGAGCGAGACCGACCCCGGACGCCCCGCGCTCTTTACGGAAATGGAGAACCTGACGAAAGACCTCAATCAGGACGATCTCCTCTCCTACATTGGCATGCTCCAGCAGGCGCAGGACCTGCTGAACGGGGGGATGCGCGAGGCGGACGTGCAGGCGCTCTTTCCCGACCTCGACTTGTCGCAGAATCTCGACCAGCTTGCCGCCCTGGCGAAATTCACGTCCGACAACAAAGACGACCTGGAGGGGCTGTCCAAAATTCTCAACGAGATCGTCCCCGCCGACATGCAGGAGATCGCCGTCACACTGAACATGGAGGAGGCGAAGGCCGTGTGGGCGGAGTTTGCGGCCAACCCCGGCGCGATCACCACGGACGCGGTCATCGGCAAGTACGCGCCCGCCGAGAACGTCACGGTGCCCCAGCCGGTCGTCGACGCCCTGGTGCAGTCGTACGGCGAGATCGAGGCGGGCGCCTCGACCGCGGCGCTCAAGCCGGACGACGTGGTTGCGCAGGTGGCAAAGTACCTGGAAGGGAAAGGTGCCGACGTCAATGCCCTGAAACCAGACCAGATCACGGCCATCGTCAACGCCTACTCGGAGGCCACGGGCTGCGACAAGTCCACCCTGATGCAGGCGTTCACCGCCTACATCGCCGCGTACGACGACACCAAAGCCGCAAAGCCGACCGTGTTCGTGACCGCGAAGGTGGTCGCGCTGACCGGCTACGACATGATGGAGTACCAGAAGTTCGTTGAGAACAATCCCGTGGAGGTGACGGGGGTCGTGCGGCTGGATTCGCAGTTTGAGAACCCGGAGGACGCGCTGAGCGCGGGCAACGTGGACTTCTGGAAGGACGGCGTACAGGTGCCGGTCAGCATGGTTCCCAAAGAACAGCTCACGGCGGACACGGTCGCGGCGCTCGATGCGGACGGCACCCTGCACGTGCTGCTCACCCCCGAACTCACGGGCTCGGACGAGGCAATCGAGGGATTGCGCGAGCAGGTCTCGGAAGTGGATCAGTTCGGGACGACCGCGTTGGGGAAGGCGGCCGGGATCGTGCCCACCACGACGATGGACATGATCGACTCCGCGATGGAGCGCCTCGCCTCCTACCAAAAGACGCTGGACGACGGCGCGTGGGACAAGTTCTGGGCGTCCGTCCGCGGGGAATCCACCGACAAGGGCGTCCTCGATCAGAGCATGGCGTACGACTTCTCCCCGGAGCGGATTGCCGAAATCTCCGCGTATGTGACGGAGATCATGACCAAGATTCAAAGCGGTGAGTCGGTCGCGCAGGAGGATCTGGACAACCTCCAGAACATCATCGACTTCCTGTCCGCGCTCAACACGGCGGGCGTCGGCGACAACGTCGTTCAGGGGATCGCCGACGCCATGACGGCGGCGGGCTGGGAGACGACCGCCGAAACCGTCGCGCAGAATTTGCAGGACGCGGTCAACGGCGCGCTTGAGATCAACTCCCCCTCGAAGCGCATGAAACCGACCGGCGCGGGCGTGTCGGAAGGCGTCGGGGCGGGCATGGCTGCGTACAGCTTCGCAACCGACGCGGCCGCAATGGCGGATGCCCTTGAAAGCGCGGTTCGGCTGGCCATTACGCAGGAAGCGATGCGCACGATCGGCCGGAACGCTTCGCTGGGCTTGGGGCTGGGCATTCTCTCCGGGAAGGCGTTCGTCGTGGCGGCCATCACGACGGTCGCCCGCGCGGCGGTACGCGCGGCAAAGAAGGAGCTGAAAATCAGCTCCCCCTCGGGCGTGTTCCGGGACGAGGTGGGGCGGATGACCGTGCGCGGCATGGGCGTCGGTGCGGAGCTCGAAGCGAAGGCGCAGGCAAAAACGTTCCGGAACGCGGCGCGCTACCTGACGGGTGCGGCGCAGTCCGGCGTCGGCGGGAGCGCGGCCTACGACAACCGAAAGACCTACAACTACAACGCCGCGTCCGCCGTGCAGGTGGACAAGCTCTATGTCCGGGACGAGCAGGACATCTACGCGCTCGCCGTTGAACTCGCGTCCCTGACGCGCAGGCGGCAGCGCGGCAGGGGAAGGAGGAACGCGTGACGGATTCTTTCGAGTGGAACGGCCAAAGATCCACGGATTACGGCATCCACATCACCGACCAGCCCAGCGTCATCATCGCCTCCGAGCGGGCAACCTTCACGCAGGTGCCCGCCCGGAGCGGCACCCTCACGCAGCTTGAAGCGGACATGGTATACGACGATTTCATCCTGTCCGTGGACTGCTGCGTGACCGACCTGACGCGCATCCATGAAATCGGCGCGTGGCTGCGCGGGGCGGGAAAGCTCGCGCTCCCGGAGCAGCCGGGCGGCTACTACGAAGCCCGCGTCGTCAATCAGATCGAGTTCGCGAAGGTGCTTCGGGGCCGCTCAAACCGGACGCTGACCGTCACGTTCCGCTGTCACCCGTTCTGGTACACATCGGACGTGCCGGACATCGAGCTGACGACCTCGACCACCATCGTCACCAACCCCGGAAATGTCCCATCGGAGCCGGTCATCACAGTCACCGGGTCCGGCGACATCACGCTCATGGTCGGGCAGCAGATCGTGGAACTGGAGGGCGTCGCGGGCAGCATCACGATCGACACGCCGCTCATGGAGGCGTATTCGGGGAGCGAATCCCAGAACGACAAAATGAGCGGGGAGTTTCCGACCATCCCGCCCGGCGCGGTGCCGGTGAGCTGGAGCGGAACCGTGACCAAGGTGACGATCCGCCCGAACTGGAGATTCCTCGTTTGAAGCGCACTCCGAGAGGGCGCGCTTCCTCAGACGCCTCCGCCGTCGCGCAGAACCTGCAAACGTCGCTGGCGGCTGTACGGACGGCGTCCACGCTTCGGTCAACGGGCATCAACGCGATGAACGGCCTGAAGGCGGGCATCCACGCGGGCAGTCTCGGCGTGGTCGCCGCGATGCGCGCCGCCGCACGCGCCGCAATCGCCGCCGTCAAGAGCGAACGCAAAATCGCGTCGCCCTCACGGGTTTTCCGTGACGAGGTCGGCACAATGACCATGAAGGGGTTTGGCGAGGGTGTGCTTCCGGAAAGCCGGGCGCAGGCGAAGATCGTACAGAACGCCGCCTGCTACCTCACCGGGGAAGCGAAGGTCGGCAGCATCACGACCACATTAAGCGACAACCGGCGCACCTACAAAAGCCAGAGTACGATCTCCTTCGCGGGCAGCAATTTCTATGTCAGCGACAAGCAGGACGCTTACGCGCTGGTCGTAGAGATCGCGGGTCTTACCCGACGCCAGCAGCGCGGAAAGGGGCTCCGGATGGCGTAAGCCGAGCAAAAAAGACACAAAGTCCTTCGAACTATGTATTGCTATCGTGCGGACAATCGCGTATAATGTGAGTGGATCAGATGAGCCGAAAGGAGGACGCGTCCGTGGCAAAGTCGGCGAACTTATACGCAAGAATAGAGCCAGATGTCAAAGCACAAGCCGAGGATATTCTGGCGACGCTGGGCATTCCGGTATCCAGTGCGATCAACATGTTCTATAAGCAGATCATTCTGAGAAGGGGCATTCCCTTCGATGTGAAGCTTCCAGCTCAAGGCCCCATTGACATCAGCGGTCTTACCGAAACGCAGATGGATGCTGAGCTCGAAAAGGGATATGCGGATATGCTGGCGGGGCGGGTGAAACCGGTAGGAAAGGCATTTTCCGACATCCGAAAGGATCTCACGCCATGACCTATTCAGTGGTGCTGGGCGAACATGCCGATGTGGACCTGCGGGAAATATTTGACTATATCGCGTTCACGCTCCGCTCTGCGGATCATGCGTTCGGCCAGCTTGATCGGTTGGAGGACGCCATCTCGAAGCTGGACCACAACCCCAAACGATTTCGCCTGTATGAGCGGGAACCGTGGCGCAGTCGTGGTTTACGGCGTATGCCGGTAGATCATTTTTGCGTTTTCTACATCCCGAATGACGAGATCTCTTTGGTGACGATCATTCGCGTGATGTACGAAGGCCGCGATGCCGATGCACATCTAAGAAACGACGCCATTGATTGACCGAACCTGGAACTCAAAAAAATCGCCGCCGTAAGGGGGTGATTTTCTCATATCTTGGAGGTACCTGTATAGCTGACATTTTTTTCAACGCTCAAAAGGAGGTGAATTTACTTGATTTGCGTATACCCACCTGACTGTACCAACTTCTCCAGCAACGGCCTTGGCGCCGTCAGCCCATCGTCCTGCACCGTGACCGAAACGCTGAACGGCGAATGGGAGCTGACGCTTACGCATCCGCTCGACGCCCAAGGCAAATGGCGGCGGCTGATCGAGGGCAATATCCTCCGCGCACCTGTGCCCGCCTCCATGACGCCGCAGGTGAAGCTCGCGCCGCAGACGGGCGGAGGCGTGATCTACCGGGTGTCCACCAGCCGCGACCCGCTGCGTTTGCGCTCCGGCACCGGCACGAAGTACAAGGTGCTGGGCAAGTACAAAAAGGGAACGGAAGTCATCGTGCTGAGCACCGCCAATTCCGCGTGGTACGAGGTTTCCTGCCCGGACGGCAAGCGCGGCTATATGGCCAGCCAATACTTGACCTACGTCCGCACCGAGGCGACGCCGGAACAGGCGGCAAAGGCGGTCATTGAGCCCAGGCAGCTCCGCGACCAGCCCTTCCGCATCTACCGCGTGGTGCCGGAACTGACCAAGATCACGGTCTACGCCCGGCACATCTTTTACGATTTGGCCGACAACATGATCAGGAAATATGAGCCATCGTCCTCCGATACGGGAGCGGCGGTGGCTCAAAACATATCCACGAAATGCCTGTCCGAGCATGATTTTATCTTTTACTCCGACCTCACATCTACCGCCGACGAGGTGGCGTTTGAAAACGTCAACCCCGTAGACGCGCTGCTCGGCGAGGGCGGGCTCGTGGAGAAGTATGCCGCCGAACTCGCCCGCGACTGGTACGATGTGTACCTCGTCGCCCGCGTCGGCGCGGATACCGACATCCAGATTCGGGAGGGGAAGAACCTCCTCGGCATCCACTACGATGTGGACGAGAGCGATGTCGTGACGCGGATCATGCCGACCGGGGAGACGAAGGACGGAAAGCCGCTCTACCTCGACGAGCTGTACATCGACAGCCCGCGGATCGGCGAGTACCCGCATCCGAAGTGGATTCACCTGGACGTGTCGGGCGCCAAGGTCGGAAAGGACATGACCGCGGCGCAGGCCAAGGCGAAGATGCGCGAGGCCGCGCAGGCCGAATACGACAACGGATGCGACCTGCCGTCGCTCACGGTGAACGTGGACTTTGTGAACTGCGCGGAAACCGAGGAATACGCGCAGTTCAAGCCGCTCATGAACATCTTCCTCGGGGACGCGGTTCGGGCAATCGCCAAGCGCATTGGGGTCAGCGTGTCGCTGCGCATGACGCAGTACACCTACGACTGCCTCAAGAGGAAGTACACAAAGATCACGCTGGGCACGGTGGCGGACACGATTGAAAGCAACACCATCTCTTCCCGCCAGCTTCCGAGCGGCTCCGTGACCGGTTCGAAGCTGGCGCGCGGCAGCGTGGGCACGGGCGCGATTCAGGACGGAGCGGTCGGCTCGCTTCAAATCGGGGACGCGGCGATCGGCACGGCGCACATCCA